TTTGAAGCCATTGTTCAGCATTTCACGTGTGAAATTCGAGCGTTCAATTTCAGAGTGAGCAACATAAATAGAAGCACCTGGTTTCATAAATGAAAAGGCTGTACGATAAAAATCACCGAGAAAAATGGAAAAATTAGAATCGTCCATTTCATCATTAAGAATTTGTGGATGGGTCCTGCCACGGCCTTGATCTTCCAAAAATTCTGTCTTACTTCCGTAGGCAACGTTATAAGGCGGATCAGTCCAGCAGACATCAGCCATTTCGCCATTCATCAATGCAGCCATTGCAGTAGGTGTGGTGCAATCGCCGCAAATTAGTCGGTGCATGCCAAGAATCCAAACATCTCCCAGAACACTGATCGGATTAATTACCGGAGGCGGGCATGCTTCCGGATCTTTGCCAGGCTCTTCGTTCGTTACGCCGAACATGGAATCCAGTTCTTCGTTGCTGAATCCAAGCAGATCCAAAGCAAAACCGTTCTGCTGAAGCTCCTTGATCTCAGCGGATAAAATATCGTTATCCCACCCCGCATTCAGCGCGAGCTGGTTGTCAGCGATGATATAGGCCTTTTTTTGCGCTTCTGTGAGCCAATTAACACGCAGGCAAGGTACTGACCCCATGCCGATGCTTTGCGCGGCAAGAACGCGCCCGTGGCCGGCCACAATGCCCCCATTCGCGTCGATCAGAACCGGGTTGGTAAAACCGAATTCCTGAATGCTGCGGGCTATCTGCGCAATTTGTTCCTTGGAGTGGGTGCGGCTGTTTCGCGCATAGGGCACTAGGATGGCGCATTCGAGCATTTCGATTTTATCGCTAATTTTCATTTTTATATTTATAACATTAATGTAATATTTTAATCTTTTTCCATTGCTGAATAATGGCCCACCCGATGGTTTCCCGGCAAGCCCGGATCGCAAAACAATTCTGGAAAGATTTTTCGCCAGCCAGGCAGATCAGTTGGTTCTGCCAAATATTTCTTGCAAAGAGATTTGGATTCCTTTGGGTTTGCCAAGGCTTTCAGCTTTAATTCCTGCCAGATATCGACCGGAATTTTTTTCGATTTGGTCTTGCCGCACCACTTGATTTCCGCTTGTTCCGCCATTTCTCCGAGCAATGGAAGCAGATTTCCGATGGATGCCTTTTCGCGGATATCCACCGTGTTGAAACGATTTCCCTGAAAACCAATAATGATCCTGCGCAAGCGGTCTTTGCGTTGTTCGATCATCACGATCTGACCCTCCAATAGGACGAACGGGATCGGCGTTCGCGCGCAAGGTTCGCATTGGCGAAAAACCTCACCAGCCGGGGATGCACCCACATGCTGGCCACGATGCCGAATGGGCCGCCCAGTAGAAAAGCTGCCGTCTCGCTCCAGTTTGCATTCGGCGCCAGCTTGAATAACACCATCTGCCCGGCGCCGATTACGAAGCTGGTGATGGCGGCGGCCAGATGGTGGCCATTGTTGACGTTGAGCGATTGCAGGCCCAGGGCGAATACCAGGATGAAAGTGCTGGCGAAAAGCGTCAATTCAATCAATTTTTCTCCTTTTTGCTCAAAAAATAATCAATAAACCCAAAAAAGCTACGTCATATATAAGCAGGCTACGGTAAAGGCTACGCCTCAAACCCGCGTGGCTACTTGAGCTACGCTAGCTACGGCACGTTTCCCGCGTGGGCGCGGGTACGCGCGCTCGCGTGTATATGCGCGCACGTGCGTGCCGCGCGCGTAGAGGCGTAGCTAGCGTAGCTTTGGCTTAACCACGCCATTTGAGGCGTAGCTTTTGCCGTAGCTAAAGGCGTAGCTGGCGTAGCTTTAAACATTGAAATCTCCCGAAGTTGCGAAGAAAAAAAAACATTCTGTCAGCCACAATGTCTGCGTTTTATCGTTTTTTTGCATGGTTTTCTGCGAAGTTAACAGAAGTTCTTCCGGTGGAATGACGATTTTCCGGTTCACGATGGCGGTGCTGTTCAGATGCTCATAAGTTTTCTGCGGTTGCCCGGCTTTCCATCTCGGAATGTTTTTCACGCTGCCAATGAATTGCGCCAATGAACGTGGCGCTCGTTCACCGGATGCCTCGCACCATCGCCGATAGGTGGTGTAGAGGTGCGAACCCAGGCAAGGGCAGAATGGTGCCTTCTCGATTTCATTGTGATGCCATTCCTGGATGAAGCGTTGAACGCTATCGAGACTAACCTCGATCAAATCGGCCTTGGCGCGCGTCATTGGCGGTTTGGTGTGCTCATTGAACGGAATCCTCGGACTGTTTTTGTCCGGTTGCCAGGATAAATCCAGATTGAGTAAATGGTGATGTAATGCGGCAATGCCGCCGGCCTGAATTTCAGCCTGAACCTCCTGGTAGAACTCTTGCGGGAGCTTTTCCGGCGTGTGGATGACGGCATAGCGGCGGTCATCGCGTTCGAGCACGAGTGGCTGGCTATCGTTAGACAGGAACACCAGATTGACATGGTTGCGCTCGTCGTGCGCACTCATGTTCTTGGGATTGATCCGGATCCATTCTCCGGTGACATAGCCCTTGAGCTTGTTCTTGGTGTGGAACAATTCCTGCCGGGAAACCACTTCATCGGCGATCATGAACAACTTTTTGCTGAACGCATCGTTAAATTTATCTTCGACGGCGGCCTGGTCGATGATCCGGGCATAATCATCATAGATTTTCATGATGGATTCGAAGAACAGGTTTTTGCCGGTGCCTTGCGGGCCATGGAAGATCAGCGCGGTACGCATCTTCGCGCCGGGATTCTGGATGGGATAGGCCAGCCACTTCAATACCCAGTCAAAGGCAATGCGGTAGTTTTCCTCTTCGCTGCAGAGGTATTCCAGCAATTCAAGCAGGCGGTCACAGCAGCCTTGCTTGGGCACTGTGGGCCATCCGCCATATAGATTGCAGGTGATGCGCTTGTCGATGCCCGCCGGATCGAATCCGACTTCATCCAAACGCACTACGCGCTTGTATGCGCGCAGATCGCGCCAGCCATGTTCTGGCAAGATATCAAGTACATCATTTTTCGGGACCAGGATATGTTCCTGGTAATCGAACAGCGTGCCCTTGCCGCCATACACAAGCGCGAACCGCTCGAGCGATTCCTCGATAGACAGCATCGATTTGAGCGCGGCGCGTTCGCCGTTTTCCCCGCCCCCCTGCGGTTGATCGCCCACGCGCGATAACGCGTCGCGCCATCCCAATTCGTCGAGGCGCGCATTAATCTGGTTCGCCAGAGCGAGGGTCTGACCTGTGAGGATGTAGAGGTCGTTGAAGTCCGTGAGTTTTTTGCCGCCTCGCAGGTCTGCTCCGGCCTCGTCCACCGGGAAGATCGGCTTGATCCACGCGCTGCGCTCGATTTCCGCGCTGGCATTGGCGGCGGCGGTGCAGCCCGGATTTCCTTCGGTGAGATAATCATCGTCCGCGCAGAACAGGATGCGCAGCAGCGGGTATTCGTGCGCGAGCTGCTTGCCGGCCTTGATCAGGTTGTTCGCGCTGAACGCATAGGCCACGGATTGGCCGGTGCATTCGTGCAGGGTGGCGGCGGTGGCATAACCCTCGGCGATCAGCATGATGCCGGTTCGCCGCACCGAGCCGATCAGGCCGAAGGTGCCGCCCATCGCCATGCCCGACGGCCAGAATTCTTTGTCGCGCTCGATCTTGGTCCGGCGCGGGTGGCCTTTCTGGTAGATGAATTGCAGCCCCTGGATGATGCCCTTGGCATCGTGCATTGGCACCACCAACGCGGCGGCGGCGGATTTGAGCCGGAAAAAGTTGGCATCGTCCAGACCGGACAATTTCACCTCGCCGATGCTGTCCGGCAGGATGCGCAGGCCGTGCGGCTGGATCTGTTTGAGTGCCAGGTAATCGTGCGCTTCGCACGGCGCGCATTTTTCCCAGACTGAGCCCGCCCATTGCGCGGCCTTCTTGGTCTCAGCCCGGCGCGCCTCGGCGAGCTTGCGTTCTGATTCCTTGTGCGCGGCCTTGATCGCGGCACGATCTTCAACGGTGAGGATGGATTCGTTTTGCTTGCCTAGCTCGATCTTGGTGTAGCCATCGTCATTGCCATGCCAGACGCCGAACGCTCCCACGATGTAGGTGTTGCCCGCCTTCGATGTCCACTCGCGCAACTTCGTCCAGCCGCGCTTCTCCCGATCCTCATCCTCAACCTGCCAGCGCTGGATCTTCGCATCAAACGTCAGCGGCTTATCAATAACCAGCCCCGCCGCACGCAGCTGGTTCAACGCATCATCGTAATTCGCCCAGGTCATCGAAATTTCGCCAGCAGGAATTTTACGGCGCGATCCATCTCAATCGGCAACTCAGTCCTGATTTTTGCCATGACGCGGTTGATGGATTTTCGCGCCCCAAACATACCAGGTACATCGATGGTGGAAAGTGCCTTGATCGGGTATCGCGCTTTCCCTTCGCGGATGAAAACTGTGCGTCCCTTGTTGCCCACAAATGCACCGGTAATGGTCTTGAGTCCACCGGCACGCTTAATCCGGAATCCAAGCTGGCGATTAAGTTGAAGCATTTGTCCCTTGTTCACGCCCCGAGCACCACGTACTTTGAACGCTTTCCCAGCCGCTTGAATCGCAGTCAGGAAGTGAATCAGATTGAGCGAACGTCCCCGCCGGAATGATGCGAACGGATCCAGCCCCCCACTCAATTTTCCACGCGCCGCCCGCATCAATCTCAACCGGCCGGTCACCTC